TGATTGTCCGAGGTGAACGAGGCAGGATCGTCAGCATAGCCAAGGACGGCGACAATACGCTCGTGATGAGCATTGAATCAGCGGGGGCCAAGGTATCATGAGCGCAGACATAAAACATCAGTGTGAGCTTTTCCTGTGCGAGAAGCTGGCATCAGCAGTGCCGGATCACACGTTCTATCCGTATCACGGCGGAACGGCAGCCTTGGACGCAGAGGAGATCGAGCCTCCGTTCACTGTGGTTATGCTGGACGGCGCAGAGAAAACCCATCCGAACGAGGGAACCTGGATTTGCAATGGAACCATACAAACAATTACCCACCACAAAGAAACCAGTGTTCAGGCCCACACCGAGCTATCCCGTGCGGTTTATGCGGCGCTGGATCTATCTCCGCAAGCGACCGGCACATTCATTCTTCACGGGATCGACATCACCAAAGTTAGCACCGCCGAGGATGACCAACTACAGTGCAGGGCCACGGTAATTGCCTTCACCGCCGGGGTGAGCGGGTAGCGGAATGTTGACACTCCGGAAAAAGATACTATGGCAAACAATGAATTTCACGGGCAGAGTTACGTCTTCGGATTCGAGTCCACAGACGCACCGACAATCACCAATTTCTCGGCTCGCACTGCTGAGCTGACCTACGAGCCTGAAATCTTTGTCCAGGCTACCGATGGCGAGGGGCTCACGGAGGCAGTCGCCCTGACCAAAGCCACCCACCGCAAGATCACTGGAACCTTCACTGGCTACATCGCGGCCGGCTTCTCTGGCAACTCGATCGCGAACACTTTCAACTTCACGGTGAACAACGTTTCTCGCTACTTCATCGTCAAATCCATTTCCGACCCTCGCAAGAAGGGGGAATACGCAGAGGTATCTCTCTCTGTTGAGAGCTACGCGCTCGTCACTGGGGCCGCAGCTTAACTTTAACCAAAGCAACCACATAACCAACTCATACCATGGCCAACGAAATTAAAGTAGCAGTCAGTCTCTCGGTTACAAAATCGAACAACACCGCCAGCGGGTCCATCAGCACCTCGCAAACCCTGGCTGGAAATAACTTCGGACAGAACGTGGCTACGGCCCCTCTTTCCGGCGCTTCCGCTGAGATTCTTCCTGTAGGAGAGCTGACCACCTTTGGTGGCTGGTTCTACATCAAGAACGTCGAAGCGACCAACACCACTGTCAATCTGAATATCTATCAGGACGGGGCCACTGGCTCGGTTCTGATTGGCACCATCGCCAACGGGGAAGCATTCCTGTTCAAGCCCGCTGCCGCACTCGGCATCAAAGGCAGTCACGCTTCGTTGACCGCAGACTACGCAGTGGTGTATTGCGAGCCGTAGGATCATCGGCCATGGGTGCCGTTGACCTTACATTCGCAGGAGCGTTCATCGACAATCAGGACAACCTGGAATGGTCGGGCACGCGCATCTTCGGAGTCCGACTTCGCAAGTTCTGCCTTTGGCATAGACTCCTGCTCAGGACCATCGACTCGCCTTTCACTCGGAAGGGAGCCGTCACACTCAGGGATCTCCGCACCGCTATCGGTGTCTGCCGCTTGAAGTATGGAGACTCTCGTGTTGTTAAACCGAAGCTCGGGCCATTCCTCATGGTGTGCGGGCTGACCGCAGGCGGGCTGCTACGGCGCTGGAAGAAGCCAGCCGACCCGAAGGAGCCAAACCCACTTCAAAAGACGCTGGCGAGGCGCGTAGATGCCTTCCTGGAATACTGTGGGGATTACCTCCAGCAGCCGGAATACACGATCATCACACCAGACACCAAGAGCCCGCATCCCCAAACTCCACGAGGCCGCGCTCCAGAGGAACTGCAACACGCATCCGAGTTGATAGCCTGGTCAGGATGGAGTGAGGCAACCGTCTGGAATCTCCCTCTTGGGAAAGCGAACTGGTATCGCGCCATGGCTCACAGAGAGAAGGGCCTTGATGTGGACTTCCTGACACCCGAGGAGAAGGCATTCCAGGCCACGCTTCCAGAATCATTCAAGCGCAATGGCTAAAAAGATCTCACAATTTCTGAAGAGCAACGCAGGGGGTGCCGCGATTGGTGCAGCATTCTCCATCTCGGATCTTGCCAGCCTGGCAAAGGGGGAGAACGTCCTCAAGTCCATCAAGAATATCATGCTGAACATCGTCCTGGCAAACGGGGCGATGTATTATTCGTTCGGTAAGACATTCTCCGGGCTGGGCAGCATGGTCAAGGGCTTGATCGTTTCCACAGGATCGTTGAATACAGCGATGAAGAAACTGGGCGCAGCAGAGTCCGCGCAGAAGTCCTTTACGGCTCTCGGGGTCAGTGCAGCGGGCGCCAAGGCGGAGATCGCAAAGCTCGCAAAGCTATCATCAGCCAGCGGGCTCCGATTTGAGGAGGTATCAGAAGCCACCCAGAGCTTGATTGCACTCAGCAGGGGAGCAATGGGAACCGCGGACGACATGGAGCGGCTCATTGATGTCTCCAAAGCCACAGGGGCATCACTACAGGGTCTCGCGGAAAACGCCGGGGCTGTCTCTGAGGCCATGCGCAACGGGAGTGAGATTGATGGGGCCATCGATCGTCTCCGGTCCATGGGAGCCATCAGCGACTCCGCAGCCAGCAGCCTGAAGAACCTTCAGAAAGCCGGGGCTGGAGCATTCTCCATCCAGGCCGGTCTGGATTCAGCGATGGGCAAGAAATCCGCGGGTAGAAAGGATGGCATTGCAGAGGTTGAGCAACAGCAGGAAGCTGCCAGTAAGGGCGCGCAGGCAGCCGCAGGTAAGCCCTGGGTAGAGGGAGACATCCAGAGCACCAAGAATTACACAGAAGCGCTGAAGGCGATGACGCCGATTATCGCGCAGGTATCCAGTTTCTTTGCGTCGATGTTCGCATACATTGGCTCGTGGACCTCTGGGCTGGTGAAGTGGGTTACGAGCTTCAAGGTGGTCCGCGGCATCCTGGCGGGGCTTGTCTATGCCCTCACGGCAGTTGCGGCGGGCCTGACGCTCGTGATGGGTATTAAATTCATCAGTTGGATAACGAGCTCAAGTAGTGCGTTCGGGTGGCTATCCACACACATCAAAGCTGCCGGCGTAGGGCTGGTGAGATTTACTGGTAGCGCTACGGTAGCCAGAGTGGCTGTCATGGGGATGAATGCCGCGCTATTTGCGACGAAGTGGGCGCTGATTGCCGTCCAGGCCGCGAGCATATTCCTGATGGGCTTTGCAGTCATTGGCGCGATTTTCAGCTCGCTGGTCACTGATACGGCTGCTTTGGCAAAAGAGATGGACGATGCCGCCAGGGCCTCCAAGGATTTCAATGACGAGCTGATGTTGCAGGCGAACAACATTGAGACACTCGCCGACAAACACGCATTACTCCAGAAGGCGCTAAAGGCATCTACTGACGCATGGCGGGAGGTCCAGGAGCAGCAGGCGGCGAACGATGATGAATGGGGCTGGGTCAGCAAGGAGGGGAAGGCAAAGCTCGCCAGCAAGACGGCCGCAGCGGAGGCTATTGACGCCAGCGCGTCCAAAATCATCAGCGCCCCGGTTTCCGAGATCGTCGTGAAGCGCCACGAGGCCGCAAAGGAACTCTCCGAGAAGCAGACAGCCAGGGAGCTAGCATCCTCGCGCGCCACCCCGGAGCAGAGGGCAGAGATGGACAAGGTGGAGTCTGAGAGGCTCGCCGGACTCGCAATGCAGGGAGAGGCCGAAATCGCAGGGGGCAGGCAGACCGAGCTGGATGCGTCATCGTATGAGATTGAGAAGGGGCAGATAATCGCGGCGGACGCGGTGGCTGGCGGGCCGAAGGCGAGAGCCGCTGAGATAGCACAAGCTCAATCAGACGTGACATACACGCAGTCAAACCAATGGTCAACAGCAGCAGATACCAATCGGATGAGGGCGAACGCAAAGGCGCGACTGGAGAAAGCCTTGGCCAACAAAGGCCCCGACACGTCGGAGCAGGACAAAAAGATCGCCGAAACCTACGCCAAGTCAGACTCGCTTGAGAAGCAGGGAATGGGAGAGCAGGCTCTGGTCCAGTTGGAAAGAGATGCCACGCCTAACGCCACAGATGAGCAGCGAAAGGCCTGGACCAGGCGACACGATGACGCGCAGATCAAGATTGATAGAGGCAAGAAGCTGTCGGGTGAAGCGCTTCAGAACAAAGCGGAAGCCGAAGCTATGGCGGAGGAATCACGCAAGGGCGAGATCGCCCGCAAATACGCCAACCTTGAGGCCGACGCGCAAGCTGAGCTCGCCTCCAGCATGTCAGAGGGACATCAGGCATTCATGCAGCAGAGCGAGGCCAAGCTCGCAGCTATCGACCGCGAGATCGCGCAATACAAGGAGCTCCACACGGGCATTAATGCAACCACGGACGCATACCTCAAGAACAGAGCTAACGCCAAAGCCGCGGAGTTGGTTGCGCAGAAGTTTGAGGCCGCGAAGAGCGCCGGGCAGCAGAGAGAGCGCGAGGCTGCGAAGCTTGCCGGCGACGACACCAGCGTTGGGATGACGCGCGCACAAAACGAGCGGAGGGCTGAAGAGAAAGCAGCTCAGGACGCATTGGATGCCGAGGTCAAGTTTCAGACAGAGCGAACCGATGGACCGGCGGATTACACGAAAGCCGGAGAGCTTCTGTCGAATCTGAGCGGGATCCAGAACGCCAAAATTGAGGCCGACAAGCAGGACGCATTCACTGTAGCCTCAATGAATCGCGACATCGCGAGCAACAAAGCCATGGCGGCCGGCGACCCTGAGACGGCCATCATGAACCAGGCTGCCGACGACTTGCAGGCCAAGATGCTGGAGTTCCGGAGTAAGGGGATGAGCCCCGAGAAGGCAGCGCAGGCAGCACTGGACTACACCCGCAACACCGTGGACATCCAGGCGGGGCAGGACATGCGCAGCGCAGCGGCCTCAGCGGCAGTCTCCTCATTGGCGGCAGTGGGCGGCGGTGGAGGAGTGGAGGCGGTTGATACGCTGATTGATTTGGAGAAGCGGAAGATCAAACTGGCTGAGACCGGGAATGAGCTTCTCGCAATAATTTCAGGCAAGAAAGGCATGAAGCTCAAATGACATTTCCACACGACGCACTCTTCGACTACCTGATTGGACTCGGGCTTAAAGTCATCGACTACGGAACGCTCTCCACAGAGCGGGACGGGCTCCAGTCTGCCACAGCCTCCTACAAAATCCCAAGGGAGCGCTGGAAAGAACTGCCCAAGGTCAGGACAGCGCATCCGATCTTCAAGAACCTGTCAGTGGACCGCTCTGAGATCAACTTCTCGGGACCCTTTGCCATAGCGACCTGCACCTACTTTGGAATCGAGTCCGAGGAGAGCGACTCGGTTTATGACCTGAACGACACAGTTGGAGAGGATCCGATTGCCACGCACCCGGACTTCATCAAGCTGATCGGAGGCACGGCCATGGCTCCAAAGAACGGCGCGAACTTCAAGCATCCCTCTTTCCCATTGCCGGCCAATGATCGCAACTTCACGCCGCCAAACAACTCAGGCTGGTCCTTCGACTTTTTCGATATTCACGTCCCGGACGCTGCGTTCATCGGACCAAGACCTCCTGCTGATAAGCTCAATCCTTTTGCGGGAGTCAGCTCCTACCTTGTCCCCGGTATCACATGGAGGAGATCCTGGTGCCGCAGGAACTCCCTTTACGATCTCACGCAGGTCGGCAAGATCTCCATCCCGGACGGGCCTGCACCCGACCTGAATGATCCGGAGCCGATCAAGCCCGACATCGACACCCGGTTTCTTAAAGAGCGGGATAAGCCCAAGCCAACCGGCCCGAGGAACTGGCTGCTCATATCCCTGACCCAGCAGAAAAAGGGAGCGTGCTTCCAATGCACGAAAGAGTGGAGGGCCTCTGGGCCAAGAGGATGGATTCCGGAGATCTACGAATACCGAGCGCCTGAGAAGAAGAAGTAGCCATGGACTCACTCTCCACCCACCTCAAGAAGCTGACGCCAGTAAAGATCGGCGACTCCATTGACGAAGCAATCACGGCTGACCGTATAAACGCCATCCAGTCCTCGGTCCTAATGATCGCCAAGGGCGACAACATCCAGACCGCTGGCGGGGTCACAAAGACCAGCTCTGGGTCGTCTGTAGTTATCCAGGGACCAGGAGCGCCGGATAAATACAAACCGCTGCATGAGCCATTCGAGGTCACTATCTCAGGGACGCCAGAATCCTTCAGGGCCGGGTATCCCCCGGGGGTTTATATCCTCTGCCATCTCGGGTATGTGAGCAACCTGGTTGATGGCGCGATAGTGAGGCCGGTGGCGACCGTGTATAACGGCGTCACCTACGCCTACGACGATATTCAAGACGAGGACTACGGATGGTTCATCAGCCACTCCTACGGGGCGTCGGATAAGTATGTGTGGCTCGGGTATGTGACGGATGTGAACGGCGTGCTCGTTACCACAACGACAGCAACCCCGGGATACGCATACTCGCACACATCTCCAGGAATCTGGTTCACGGACTCGGCAACCGCGCCCATCGTCCGGGGCGCCCACGCTGGGGCCGGCTACAGCTCGGACAGATACAGATTCATCCTCATCGCAAAGGTGGTGTCAGATACAACCGAGCCATCCGGCTTCAAGATCACCCAGTATCGCAAGGGGAATGTGCTCATCGACTATGAGATCGCAACACCAGCAGGCCCTCCTCCATGGCTGAATCCGTGGCAGTGCTACATCGCAAGCAGCATAGAGGGGACATCCGTGACGCTGAAGGTGAACCCGATTTCCACCCTGATGCAGACATATTCCGCGCGGGTGGATGTAGGGACGAATCGGTGGACGAGCAAGCAGACGGTCTCCAACTTTCCTGACAATGCGGGGAACGGGTTTGTCCTGTCAGACCCAACCCACATCGTTTATATGGAGTGTAGCTTTGACTCCTCGTGGAAGCTGTCGAGCGCGGAGGTGAAGTCCGGAGCTCCATGGACAGACGGGCTCGGTAAGTTCTACAATCCGCAGAATATGTATGTGGGGCACGGAACGCCAGCGAGCCAGAAATGGTATCAACTCTTGGCATGGCTGAAGCCCTGGGTGGACGGAGATCCGAAAGACGTGAAGCTTGGGTCAACGTGGTATCGGCTGATGTGTCCCACTACGACGCATCTGGTCGAAGGCTTCATTGAAGGCGCCAGGCTCGGAGGCAGCACAGATGTGCAGTGGGTCGGCCTTCTTCCTTGGTATGGCTGCTGGTCTCCAGGTGGCTCATAGGCTTGACACAACCCTTTCTGACAGATGCTACTCATCGTTGACCTAGACACACAGAACATCGTGGACGACCCTGGTATTTCCGGGGCTCGTAGCGACATCTCTATACCCAGGGCGTCCTCTGTGGAGCTGTCGGTCCAATTCGCCAGGGGCGGAGTCGTTGTTGATCCAGAGCTGGGTGACACTGACATCGAGACCTCTACGACTGGGGCGGGGACAATCTTCAGGGCTCCTGGTCACTCATTCATTGTTGGGGACACCATTTCCATTTCGGATCATACTGGCTTGCCTATTCGGATTTCAGGGTCGGCGGTGAGCGCCACAGCGGCTACAATCACCACTCTCACGGATCACGGCATGACCACAGGCGGCAACGGCACCGGGGCTGACGGAAGAGCGCTGGCCGCCGGCAAGTTCCTGGTGGAAATCTCAGGGCATCAGACGGCTCAGGAGTTGCGCGGGGCAGTCACTTCTTCCTCCGCGACGAATCCAGCAATAATCACTACCACGCTTGCGCATGGATTGACCAACGGGGATCTGGTCACAGTAACAGGAAGCACCCAAACTGCGGTCAACGTGACGGCCGTGGCTATCGTAAAGAGCGCCACGACATTCGCCCTTACTGGAATTGACGCGACCGCAGGAGCCGGCACCTTGGGAGCGTTCCTGCGCCCAGCCAGCGACATCAACGGCACGCACGTTGCCACATGGGTCTCTTCCACTACTTTCACGATCCCGATCGATAACTACTCTCCACTGAGAGGCGGGACAGTCACGGTGACGACCACCACTCCGATTGCCAATACCGCAGAGGGAGTGACGCGCACGATCACCGCAGTCACAGCCAACACCTTCACGGTCGGGGCGCTCACCCTCACCGCCGCTGGGGCCGGGGGGCGGGCCAGTAAGACCACCACGCTCGCCCTACGATGGACAGTAAAGCCTGACGGCGACTATGACGGACCGGTAGTTGCGAGCACCACCAACTTCGTGAAGTCCGGCAGCGGATCGACCACCATCTTCACTGGGACCTGCAACTACATCACCACCGAGCTGAACAGCCTGCTGGGCATTGATGCTACCACGACAGGGACCTTCACTGTAACTGGAGCCAGCACCACCTTCACCGCAGCCTCGCCAGCGACTCACGGGCTTGCTGTTGGGGATACCATTACCTTCAGCGCTGCGACGACCATGCCGGCTGGCCTGGTGGCTGGGCAGGTCTATTACGTCCTGACTGTCCCAACCACCGGAACCTTTACGGTTGCGGCTACCGCAGCAGGGACGGCTATCTCGCCTACCACAGCGGGAACCGGAACGCTGACCTACGTGGCCTATCTTGTTGCGGATGACGTAACCCGCGCGACCCTCATGGCGGAGTTCTCGTGGGCCGGAGCGAAGCCATCCAAGACGAACTGGATTCAGCACTACCTGCGGAATGATCTCTACAAAGGCGGCGACAGCGATCCGGTTGGGGTGAACGGCCGGGACGGCAGAACTACCATCAGCGCATCCGTCAGCGCGCAGGCTGTCACCTTTTCTCCAGCCCTCGCAAGCGCGAACTGGCACTTCCTTGGGGCTCCTTCGATCTGGAATACCACGGCGTCAGCGCTGGGCATCTCCTTCATGGGACTTACTGCGAAGTCCGCCAATGGATTCACTGCCATCCTCAGCGGGACTACCGATGGCACCGGAACCTACTACATGGATTGGTCAGTGAGAATGGATTAATATGATACGCCCGATTCTCAATTTACGCATGGAAGGGGACGCTACGATACCCAGCGGCGCGACCTTCACCGCTGCCGCTGGCTCCACGCTGGATTTCAGCGAAGCCACCGTGTATATGCCCAACGCATACAATATCGTCCGCTTCCACGCCATTAACCAGGCCGACCGCTACGCCCTCACCACTGCCGAAGTGCAGAACGGCGACTACGTGTATCAGACCGATACCGGCGTGCTCTACGAGGTCACGGACGAAACCGCACTCAGCGGAGCAGGCGGCTACACCGCGCTCGCCACGGTTTCGGTTTCTCAAATCACGGGGCTTGGGGCGAATGTCGGCAATGCGCTTGCGGTTGCCGTGGGTAACGCAGGGGCTTTCCTGACATTCAACGGCGCGCTCGGCACGCCTAGCAGCGGCACGCTCACTAACTGCACGCTTCCTGTTTCTGGTATTACGGGACTCGGCGCAAATGTCGGCACGTTTCTGGCAACTCCATCGTCGGCAAACCTACTCGCCGCAGTCACAGACGAAACAGGCACGGGCGCGCTAGTGTTTGGAACGTCGCCAACGTTCACCACAAGCGTTCTGATTCCAGACGGCGCGGCGGCAACACCCGCCTTGCGTTTTGCGTCGGATACAGACACAGGGATGTATCTCTACGGCGCGAATAAAATAGGATGGTCGGCGAATAGCAATGTGAGGATGAGCATGGAGCCGGGAATCCTGCGACTAGGGGCAAGTATGACAGCAACGTGTTCCGCTGGGTCGTATCTACTCATCGAGGCTGCCGACAGCGCGGGTATCTGTCTATCCAGAACAACCGCAACTACGGGCAAGTATTCGTTTTTTACCAAAGGCACGGGCGACTTTGGTTTTTTTGACGAACTCAATGCGAGATACTGCATCAATATCATCAAGGCTAGTGGTTTAGTCGAGGCACCGCTTGGCCTGAGTAGCGGTGGAACCCTCGGCGTCACTGGCGCAACCACGCTGACGGGGCTTCTCACAGCTAACGGCGGAATCACTTTAGGCGATGCGCAGAACATCGCTTTCAACACGACGACCGGAACGAAGATAGGCGCGGCAACAACGCAGAAACTCAGCTTCTGGAATGCGACACCAATCGTTCAGCCGACAACGGCAGTTGCCAGCGCAACCGTTGCTCACACGGGCGGGGGGACAAATATAAAAACGGACGACACTTTCGACGGCTACACGATTGCACAAGTAGTCAAAGCACTACGGAACGCCGGACTCTTAGCCTAACCCACAACCCACAAACCCATGAAATCACTGTTTCAAATCCAAACCGAATCCGGCCAGCTATGGCTCGACATCAAAGCGCAACTCGACGCGAAGGATGCGGCGTTTGCGGAATTATCAGCCGAGTGCAGCCGACTCGCCGCGCTGCTCGCAGAAGCATCCGCCGCCTTTGACGAGGGCGACATTGCCAAGCTGACAGCGATGCGCGCTGCTGCGCTGCAAACTGAGAACGAAAAGAAGCTCGCCGCCGCACTTGCTAAAAAGGCAGAGGCGGAAGCGGAGATCGCCGCACTCGCATGAGTGACGACATGATATACCAAACAAAAATATGCCACTAGACCTTACGATACCGAATGCGGGCAAACCCAATTTCGCCGGAACCGTGATTGCAATGGACGATCAAGTGACGAACAACTTCACGTTGCTCACGGCAGGCCAGAGCCAAGTGATTCCCGTTGGCGCGAAAGGTTGGACGGCTACCATCCTCACCGGAACCGGAACCATCGGCGGCCTTACTGTCCCTGCTGGGTTCTCCGACAGCGACGACAATACCCTACTCGCCACCGTCACCATCACCACTGCCACACCGGGCACGGCTTACGTGCGCTGGTTGACCTAATCTCATGCCAAGTTCCTACGTTCCATCTTCCGTTCTCGGCACCACCATCGAGCCGTCTGAAATGACGCTCGGCGCGGGCGTCGGCACGGGCATCCTCGCCCGCCCCATCTTCGCCACGACCGTTACGGCAAATGCCACCACGACGCTTACTGTCACAAGCGCGAGCACACAGGAGGCGACAGGCTCCAATCAGCAGAATTACGTTCTCCCAAATGTCACTACACTTGTAGTTGGTTGGGCAACAACTTTTATTAACAAGTCCTCGGATATTATAATACTGACTAGTAGCAGCACAGTCGATAACATTCTCAGACTCGCCAGCGGACAGTCGGTGACGCTGATTTGCCGAAGCATTTCCGCAGACACCACAGCGGCGGCTTGGGATGTGGTGGGACTTTCGCCTGCCTTGGAGTTCACCGCTACACTCGGCAGCAATCAGTCACTCACCTACAACACAACCGAGACATTGCTTTTCCAAGGTGCAGTTGGTTCGATGGCGAGCGCATTGGATGGCGACTATGGCCTATTTACCGCACCAAGGGCAGGGACAGTTCTATTGAGCGGGATCGTGTTTTTCTACAAAAGTGGCGGCACGGAATACGACATACGCGGGGATGTGTTTTATAGCAAAAACGGCAATTCCTCGCAGGATTTAGGCGCGGCTCAATTTACTAGCAATTGGGGAGATGGGACAATCGGAGTGCCCTTTAATTTCCCGCTGACAGTGGCAGCGGGCGATACCGTTGTAATAGAAGGAAGCTTACAAGATAATGCTGGCGGTGCTACACTCAGCGCATTGGGGGTTTCCAGTTGGACAGTCAAATACCTAACGCCATGAACCTAGCATCCTGTATCCAGTTTCTTTTCCCTAACGCCAGTCGCGATGACTATCGGGTTTCCAGTGTCGGCGGCGAGCAGCAAGTCACCAACTGGAATGTCGCCGCGCTCGGCGCGCAACCAAGCAACGAAACCTTGCTCGCAGCATGGCCGGAAGTCTTGTCGAAGCAGGAAGCGAAGCGAGTTGCCGCCGACTTGCTGGTGTCGCTCAAAGCAGCATACGCCAATTTCAGCGACGGCGGAAAATGGGCCTTTGGTTCTGCCTACGATACCGTAGTCAATCACATCCGCCGTGGCGACATCGCCGCCGCCAAGTTGACCGTGCAGATGATTGCCATTCCCGCCGAGGTGCCGGGAACTTCACCCGATGCCCTGGCAACGTGGACGGCTAAGAAAGCGGAAATCCTCGCGCTCTTCCCGTAATGCTCAAAATCCCCATAGTCGCAGAAGCGAAAGCCAGAGCCGACGCACTCGCGGCGCAACTCGAACTCGCATAAATTATGAACGGAGCCGAACAGCAAACTGAACAACAAGCCCGCAAACTCCGTTTTGACGGGACAATCAACCTTGGGCATCTGCTCACGGCGGGCACGATGCTGATTGGCGCACTCGTCGTTTGGACGCAATCGCAGATTGTGCAGGCTAAGCAAGACCTCCGCATCACCTACGTGGAGACGGCAGCGGCAACAAACGCGGATGCGCTTCGCAAACTTGCAGACGGGCATCAGCAAATGGTGCGGAGTCAGGAGCGCGTCACCATCACGCTCGATCTACTCACCAAGGGGCAAAAGCCGCTATGAAAACGCTCCTGATCATCGCCTGCTTCGCGCTCACGGGATGCTCCACACCCAAGGGCGCAGCCACCGCGCCACTCGTCGCCGCGCTCAAGCAAGCCAAGGCATCCACAGAACAAGCTGCCGCTGACAACGCCAAGGTGCGCGAGTTGGCGCGAGGCATGGGCAAAGGAGTGGTAAAGCTGGATCGGAGCCTCGACACGATTGACTTCAAAACGATCAAGCTGCTGGAACTGCTACAATGAAACTTTTCTTCATCGGCTTCGTGATCATCTTCCTCGCGGTAATTTCGCGTGCGGAACCAACGCCGGAAGCCGTAGCCGCCGCGAAGAAAGCGGAGATCATCTCCTACGTGAAAGGCATCCAAGCGGAAGCGAAAAAGGCGAAGGATGAGACGGCATCACTCCGCATCTTGAACGAGACAATCTACGGCACTACTGCGAAGATTTCCGATGCGCTGATTGACGCGCAGAAGGGACACGTAACCGCAATCATAGAGACAGCGAAGGTGCAGCGGGAAATGGATGCACAGGCTGCTACAATCGCCACACAAGCGGCGAAGCTGGAACGCTGGCAGACATTCGGGCGAGTCGTTCTGGCGTGCGTAGTCGGCGTCGTCTTTGGTTGGGTGTGGCAGTTGCTCGGCAAGATTCCGCTATTCACAACCGCGCCCTACGCTATCGCATATCGGTTCACCGCATCGCTGGCGGCAGGGCTTTCGGCAGCGCAATGTTTGTTCATCCTCATAAACCGTCTATTATGAGACACAACTCATATAGCGTCTCACGCATGAGACGCAAACCGCTATGAACGCCTACCAATCATTCCTCGCTCGATTGCTAAAGACGCTGCTGACCAACTTCACATCGCGGAAGTTTCTGATGACGTTGTTCGCGTTGTATGCGGAGTGGTGTATCTATTGGGCGGTTGTTGCCAGCCTCTACACCATCAAAGACCCCGCGCAGATCGCCGCCTTCGTCTCGATTACACAGCATTTTCAGTGGACGGTTGCTACAATACTGCTGGCATATCTCGGCGTTCAGACAGCAACCAATTTCAGCAGCGCTGCGACTCAGGCCACGCAAAACCTTGTGCAAAACGCAGCGAGTTTCTCAAAGAGCGAAGTGAAGGAAACCCGCGAGGACATCCAGCGCATCATCAAGGAGAACGAGGAAAAATACCTCAACGATCCTTCGTATGCTCCGATCAAAAAAGACACGGAGGTTGCGTTCCGATGACTTGGCCTACCGAAGCAGAGTGCCCGAAGTTTTTCGGCGCGAAGGGCGAGAATCAAACCTCGATTCAGTTACCCTACCCGATGCGGCTGGCGTGGGATAAAAGCGTGTCGCTTCAAAAGATCACCTGTCACGAAAAGGTTGCCGTCCCGATGCGGCGCATCTTCGCCAAGCTGCTTTCGGAGTATGGATACGACAGACTACATGAACTCGGTATTGACCTGTTCGGTGGGTGTTTGAACGTGAGATTGAAGCGGGGAAGCAAGTCATCGTGGAGCATCCATAGTTACGGAGTGGCGATTGACCTCGATCCAGATCGCAACACGCTCCGCGAGACGGGCGCGACGGCGCGGTTTGCACGGCCTGAATACTTGGCGATGTGGCGCATCTTTGAGAGCGAAGGATTCGTAAGCCTTGGGAGGGTAAAGGACTTTGACTGGATGCACGCTCAAGCTGCGCGGCTATAATTCTATTGACAGGCATTTAGCGACCTGCTAGTGGCCGACCTCGTGCAAACCCTACCTGGCGAATCCAACTACGAGGCTAAACAACAGGCGCACAGCGCTGAGTATCGTAAGGAGTGGGAGAAGGCACCGGAGTCGTGGAAGAAGAAAGTGGCTGAACTGGGCCTCAGTCCCGAAACTGAAACGATGTCCGCTGCTGTGGAGATTCATGAGGGGGCATCGACCATGAGCTACACGCCTGATATGGCTGCTACCATCGACACCCACCTGGATCTGATCATCGAGGTTATCGGATTCAAGTATGAGCCGATCATCAGGAAAACAGCGGAGATGTTGATGATGCCGATGGCGAGGGAGATTGAGATGGAGAGAGGGATGATGTTGGGGCGTGTGACAGGATTTATACTCAAGGCGGACAAGAGGAATGTGCTGGCGAGGGTTCACCAGATTTTACATGCGGTGCCACGGCTTGCGATGGCAAATGGATTTCCAACGATGAGAGCGAGCGCGAGGGAATGTGGATGCTCGGTGGAGTGGATAAAGAGGGGGCGAGATGAGTGTTGCACGTCTCTTCAAATTCCGATACCAGCCGAGGGACAGAAGAGCGCCATCGCAAAGGTCCGCTACAAAATGAAAGCCAAGATGGACCACTGGCGCCTTCGTAAATTCAAACCAATACAAACCAAATGCACACCAACCCAACCGACCTCACCATTGAGTTTTCCAACACCAGCATCACCCTGACGGATCAGGGCGTCGTCCTCAAAGACGACATGAGCTACGAGGAGTGGCACGAGGGGCTGCGCATCTTCAAGTGGGGTAAGGAGCGGATGGATCTCGGCTTTGCTGGATACCTCAAGTTTGGTGATCTGAAGTTCGGCAAAGAGAAGGTTGGCGCTTCATTGGGCCAGCTTGAATTTGACCTTGGAGATGTCACCACGGCCATGTATGTGAATACCATTCCCGAAACCCTTCGTAAAGACAACCTCAGCACCGGGCATTACGTGGTGCTGGCCAGGTCCGGCATCACTCCCAAGCAGATGGAGAAGTGGTCTGAAATTGCCAGCGAGCAGAAGCTCAGTCCTTCGCAGCTCAAGGCATCCATTCAGCATGGGGAGGTGATTGATCCTTCTGTCGTGAAACAGCAGACACATGGGATTCTCACCATCCACGGCATTAGCCAGGAGTTCGATGTTTGGATGCGGCGTGTGGGTGGGAAGGATGGGATCGGCAAGATGTCCGATGAGGCTCGTGAAGAGATTGCCGGCGAGCTGGAGAAATTCGCCGAGCTCTACGAGTTTGTTGCTGAGTCCCTCAGTCAGATACCCTCAGCGTAAGAAAACGCTGCCACGAGGCGCACAGGTGGCTTCTCAAGCCTTTCAAAGAACTCGCGCGACCTCCGTTCCAACTCCTCGAACTCTGCTTCCATCCGGGCAGCCTCGATATGCTTGAGCTCTTCCTCAAGGGTCAATTCGGCTTCTGGTTTGTTTGGCATGAGGGGTGCGCTACTGTAAAAAAGATCGTTGCGCAAGAAAATAATGCTTGCATGGTTTGGTGAAAGTTGATTGAGAGCACGCACATCGCAGTTGCGTGCGAAGACAATTTCAAAGTTCACGAAACCCGAAAGGGCGACACTGAATGGCCAGTCCGAAGACTGGGAGATAACCGAACGCGCAACCGTTCGGTTTTTCTTTGCGTATGCGGCCTCACGGTGCGCCCGACTTAGAGCCGGGGTGTCGTGAACCTCTGTCACGTCAGCATAGGGGCGTGATAAGGTGTTACCCGCAGCCCTGTAAAAGGTGATGGCGGCAATTCATCAACAGGCCCGGGGTGAGCAAGCTCCCTCGGTTAAAGAGTCACACGATGAGTGTGAGAGTCTGTCAGCGCTGACGATACAGCAAGGGTGGCGAAGCCAAAAGAATACCTGGCCCTCATGCTGACTCCCGCAAGGGATGACGGATACCACAGGCGACTGCTTTATGCGGACGATCTTTCCATCATGGCAGGCCCTTAACCGGGGCTTGCTATGCCGTTATCCAAGGCTCGGCATTGTCGGACTATCATCCCGGAATAATCCAGGAATAAAATCACCATCAGTTGCTACTTCACCATCGCAGTGGAGATAGAATACGGAGAGAGAAAGAGGCTCAAAACATTCCCAAACATTTTTCTGGACATCTTCCGAGCAGCGTATAGAAAGGGCGCCTGAACCGAACCAATATGAACATCAACAATGTGCTAAATCCAGCTATGACCCCCCACACCTACGACTTCGCGATCTACAACGGCAGGGTCAAGGTCTATGTGGACGGCTACGTGATGTTCACGTTCAATCAGATCGATTTTAAGGGCTACTACGCCTACAAGGACGACACCCTCTTGTTTGGCATAGACATCTACCTCGTTGATACGACGATGGAAATCTACTTCAAAACCAAGGAAAACTGGTTGGCAATTCTCGCGCTACTCGACAAAAATCTATGAACGAAATATTCCAAATCACCGAAACGAAACCGACGAAGCTACAAGCCGCGAGGCGTGCGCTTGCTGATGCAGAGAGAGAGCTTGCCGCAGCAATCGAAAGAGACTTGCCCGAAGGTGATGACGGCAGGAGCGAGATTGATGATTACGACCGCGCCGTGAACCGCTTTGCCGAACTCGTCAAAGCAGAAGAGCTAGCCGAGTTGAACAATTCAAAACAAAACATTGGATGAACATCATCAAGCTAATCACCATCCCGATATGCTTTATCGCGTGGGCAATCCTGACAATAGCTTGGGCAATAGACCGTGAAGAAGGGGAAACTCTCAAGGAATACATCGCGAAACAAATACTATGATACCAAACGAACGACCAACTGAAACATCATACGAGCGGAAGTTGCGCAAGGCCCGTGAATACAAGGCCGCACATAAATCAGAAATAAAAGAATGGCAATCTGCTCACAATGCTAAAATCTGGAGCGACCCAATCTCTAAGCAAAAGAAGAAAGAATCGAACAGCCGAACGAATAAGAAACACAGGGAGAAGCGCACGGAATACGACAGGTCGCGAGACCCGCAAAAGAGAATATCGCGTCAAAAAATCAGACAGTTAATTTTCGACGGAAAACTAGAGCGAGGTGATTGTGTAATTTGCGGAGCCATAAATGCACAAGCGCACCATGAAGATTACAGCAAGCCATTTGAAATCCATTGGCTATGCCAGAAGCATCACACCGAAGCACACAAAGATTCAGCTATATTATATGGAAAACAACCAACAAAAATCCGATAGCCCGCTGACTGATGCGGCTGAATACAGCTACACCGACCAAGACGGCATCGAGCAGTATGTAGTCAAATCCGACTTCGCCCGCACCATCGAGCGCTCACTCGCAGAGCGCACGGAGGAAAGTGATGAGCTTGTCGAGCGGTTTAGAAAAGAAATAAAACAGCGACAAGAAACACAAAAGGCAAACGCTTTGATTGATGCGAAAATTCTCGCTACACGAACTGCCCAACGCGACACCGCCCTCGCCAAGCTCGCAGAGCGCACGGAGGAACGGGACGAGGCGATAGAATTGAATCAGCTATACCACAAGACGCGAACAGAACATCGCCTATTTGCAAAGAACGCACAGGCTCAACGTGATGAGTGGATAAATTTAGCAAAAGAAACTGGCGAGGCATGGGAGCAACTTGCCGCGTGCTGGCCGCAGCTTCAAATAGACTTCGACGATCAGATTGTCGCCGCGCAATTCATCGTATCGGAATATGAGAAAGTGAAATCCGAACGCGACACCGCCCTCGCTAAGCTCGTCAAGTGTAGAGAGGCGTTGGAATGGGTAGCTGAATCACGTAGCGGACACGCCAGCACTCTCGCTCGACAAGCCCTAGAAGAAACCAAATGAGCACTACACCACGAACAGATGCCGCCCGATTGACTGAGCCGTATCTTGTGCGGGAACTGTCTTTCGAGGTTGTTCGCGCAGAGGTCATGGAGGAACTCGAAACCGAACTCGCCGCAGTCACCGCCGAACTGGAGATGTGGCGAGATGGAAGCATAGTTAGGGAAGAAGATAAGGCCGAGCGCGATGCGCTGAAAGCCGATAAGGAACGACTGGATTGGCTTATCGAGCAAGGTCTATGTTGGCGAAACGCTGACATCCATATTGCGGGGTGGCGCATCGGCCACGAAACGGAATGGCTTTACAACGTAGGCGATGGAGCGCGTAAAGTAATAGATGTTGTCCGAGCCGAACTCTCGGCACTACCGAGACTTGGAGGCGACCAATGAGCGACCTAGAACTGATAGTCCAAGCAGCCAAGCTAGGGGCCGCTGGCTCCGACAACTGTAATCAGGTAGCAGCGGCAATCCAGAGACACACCGAGGCGCACACTGTTCTCATCCAACGAAACAGATACCTTGAATCCAGTAAAGAGGCCCAGAGGGTAGAACTACAAAGGGTCCGGAATTCCGGACCCACAGCTTTATGAGTAAATACATGACACCAGCCAGGAAGAACTGGCAACGCATCAGGCGCCAGCGCGCGATGAAGACATGGGCCAAGGCTCACAAGCTTTTCATCACCGGCAAATACACCTACCCTGAGATTGGCGCGAAGCTCGGAGTCCGGGCCAGCACTGCTCACAAGATGGTGCGGAACTACATTGAGGAGACCAGTAAATGAGAACTCCAGTGGCCACAATAAAGAAGGACTTCACGTTCCAATGTTACGGCCCATACACCTATCCCAAAGGAATGAAGCTATTCCATGGCACTCGTTGTGAGGAGGGGCTATTCATCGAGGACTGGCCTCTGAAGGGTTTAAGCGACATCATACCGCATGAATTTGTGACCATCCACACACCAGCAGAAACCACCAAATGACACCAAACGATCCATACGGACTCGACTGCGCCCTGAATGGAGTAGTGTTCGGCTCACTGCTACTGCTCATCGGATTTATCATCAGATGCCTCATTGACTGGATCTTCTTCAGAAAGAAATGAACATCGAAACACACAGCACGCCACCTACCCCTCCAGCAGCCCCGCCACCGCTTCGGCTGCTCTGCGGAATACCGCGATACTCCCCACCAACCCGAGGCACGCCTACATGCGACAGGCACGCAGGACACGGAGGATACCACCACGACTCTAAGCATTTAGAGAGCTGGCCACAGGAGCCGGAGCCATTGCCATGAGCCCAATTACCATCAAACTCCTCGCAGGACTTGCGGGCTGGATATTCGGGTGCTACACCTATCCGCTCATCACTGGGAGGCGAGATTGGAAGGCAGCCACAAATGACGCATTCATGGCGACTGCATACACCATCATGCTGATATTCCTCTTACCATGAGCATCACATCAAACCACGAGCAGCAGACCAAGAACCGCTTCAGCGCAGCAGGCCACAGACGCTCAGGCATATCCCGAGAACAAGCCCAGCGCATCTCCTATGAAGAGATCCACGGAGAGCGCTTCAAGGGCGGAGGCAAGCGATTCAAGAACGGTCAGGGATGGGGACGCAACCTGAAGGCATGAGCAAACACCTCACAGGAGAGCCCAAAGCCTTTACAGGCAACCAACCCCGCAGATGGAGAGTAGAGCGCTGCCACGCCTGCAATAGGCTCGTCTATGCCTGCCGTAGTGAGCTCGATAAGAACGGCAAGCATTACCACAGACAGTGCTTCCCAAAGGTAGGCGCAACAATCATCAGGCCAAGCAGGCAGGGAGTAACAGTGCTCTGTGATGGAATAGCGCAGCCTTAGCCCCTACACATACACACCAATGAAGACAACATACACAGTGGGAATCAAGGACCTTGCAGAGCTATTGCTCATTGCAAACAAGATAGGCGACCCGAACTGGGAGGTAGCAGGATGGATCCTGGACACCTTAGGCTACTTGCCAGAGTCAGATCACGATTGGAACGCGCTCACAAAGGAAGAGCTTGACTGCGGCTTCGGCAAGGACGGCATGGCGCTGTGCTGCCGAGATGCGATGCACGAACTACATTGCGAGCCAAGGGACGAGGAGATGACGCGCACCAGAGCTATTGCTGTAATCACGACATGGATTGAAGCCATTCGAGTTGGGGAGCAAGCTCGCTCAAAGATATAGGCTCTTTTTCGACGGTGGTGGTCAAGGAATCTCTTCAATCACAGTGGTTTAGGTCACCTCGGAACGAGCAGCGAGAGCGTTTAAGCAGGTAATTTTTTAATTACGGTTACGGTTACGACCTTGACAGGCGAAACAGGGTCACAAACCCGATCCAATGCCGAGCCTAACCGAAATTGCAAAAGCCTGGGGCACGTCCCGCCCGTATGTGAGTAAGATGAAGAAGCAGGGATGCCCGATTCACAGTCTGTCGGCGGCGACGAAGTGGAGAGAGGCTCACGCGAGCAAGAGGGTCTCGCCCTCAGCGAAAGTCCAGGTGGCGGAGAAGCCGGCAAAAGGGAAAAAGGCAGGAAGGCCGCGCGCGCTGCCTGAGCCATCGAAGACTGGAGACTCACTACTCGACGCGCTGAACAACGCGATCTACACGGCTGACATGGCGTATATCGCCTACAAGGACGCAGTGCTCGTGGAATCGCCTACAATGGCCGCCAGGCTCTCGGAGAGCTCAAAGGCGACCCAGGTGAGGATCGTGGTGGAAAAAGCTTACAGGGAGGAGCAGGAGCGCCGGGGCGTGCTGGTTCCGAAGCCAATCATCATCGAGCGGTGCAGGAAAGGGATGGAATCGGTTTTGAGGATGCTGAACAAGCTACCTTCAGAACAAGGCCCTCAGTGCAATCCTGACAATCCCATCATGGCGATGAAGGTTCTCCAGAGGAAAGTTGATGAGATCAAAATTGCCTGCCAGGCGGCGATAGGAGGACTGGCGTGACACCGATCGCAAAACTGATCCAGGAGACATCTGACGCGATCGGGGCGCTGTGGGCTCCGATGAGCATGGAGTCGGTCTGCGAGTGGATTGAGAAGAACGTCGATCTCCCCACTGGAGCAATCACAGGAAGAGCGAATCTATCAAAAACAGCGTATGCCAGGGAAATCCTGGAGAGGTATGGAGACAAGACCACAAGGCACATCGTCATGGTGTTCGCGACACAGTTGGGCAAAACCACGATTTTGATCTTCGGTATGCTTTTCCGAATCGCCCGGGACCCGGAGGACGCGATGTGGGTAATGGCAAACGCAGACCAGGCCCGCGACTTCAACAAGGAACGGTTCATGGCATTTGTCCGCCTGTGTAGGGTTGTGATGGACCTGGTGCCGAAAACCGCAAAAGGCGCAGTGGACAAGAACCTGTGGGGATTCACCGCCCAGCACTACACCAGCATGGTTTTGAACTTTGTCGGAGCGGGATCCCCGGCGAACCTGGCCTCTCGGCCCCGTGGATTCCTACAGCTCGACGAGTGCGACAAATACTACGACCAGCTCGGGTTTGACGCCGGCTCCATCCAGTTGGCTGAGGAGCGGCAGAAAACCATGTCCTTCCCACTTTCCGTCAAGGCATCGAGCCCAACCCTTGTGGACCGGATGATCTGGCAGGAATATCTCAAGACCGACATGCGGCAATACTGGGTGCCGTGTCCCCGGTGCGACCAGAAGATTCTGCTCAAGATGCGCGTCCGGTCCGAAACTCACGGCGACTGCGGAGTTCGCTGGTGGCAGGAGCACGAGAGCGAGGCGAAGACCGATAACGAATGGGACATGAGGAAAGTGAAGGCCAACGCTTTTTACAAGTGCCAGTGCTGCGGAGGGAAGATCCACGACTTCGAGCGGGAGGACATGATACAGCCCGAGAACGGGGCGCTATGGGTTCCGCAGAGCGCGAGGGCCGAGGCTGGCAGATACGGCTACCACCTCAGCTCGCTCTACTCCGTGCTCGGACCGGAAACGTCGCTCGGGAGCATTGCGGTGAAATTCCTGCTCGCCAATGGGCTCAGGTCAGAATTGCAGAACTTCGTGAATGGCTGGCTGGCTGAGCCGTGGGACGAATCCCAGGCATACGACTTCCAGGAACTCCGCTTCGAGGTGTTCACTGGAAAAGAAATCCCGCAGGACACAGTTCCAGTCATGGCGGTCGATGTGCAGGAGCTCGGCTTTTGGGTGCTCATCCGCAGGTTCCAGCGCCCAACGCCGGAGAGGCTACACGGCGAGAGCTGGCTGGTATTCGCAGACTTCGTGCAGACTGTGGAGGAGATCGTCGAACTGCAAAAGGAATACGGAGTTGCCGGCGAGAACATCACGCTCGACATGGCCCATCGTCCCAACGCAGTGGCCAGAATCATCATCGAGAACAACTGGCGCGGCATCTGGGGATCCGACACCCGCAAGTTCCAGTGGACCATCGACGGGCGCAAAGTATGGAGACCCTACTCGGTCCCGCAGTTCCGCGATCCGATGCTCGGGACATCGTGGGAGAACAGAACCTTTAAGCGCGCGACATTCGTGTTGTTCAGCAAGCAGGGAGCGCTCGACATGGTATCCTCGCTGCGCTACGCAGAACCGGCGATCTGGCACGCATCTGCCAACGTCAATCCCGGCTACACGGCGCACCTCAATAGCCGCATCCGAAGGCAGCAGAAAAACAAGCGCACAGGTCGCGTGGAGTGGATGTGGCATGAACTCACGCAGACGAACCATTTGGCGGACTGCGAATCGCATGTCACCATCCGCGCATTGCAGCTCGGATTGCTCGTCCTTCCCGACGAAACAGACCGCGCCAACGTGAAGTAGTAACCTCATAAACTGTCACCGAATAAAGTCGCAAGACAAACTACGACAGGTAAAAGCTAAGGGTCGAATTATTCGCGGAAAGATTTCTGAAAGTTTTTCTTGCCATCTTCTTAGCAAGATGATTTAGTCGCCCCACTTCGGACAGTCCGGAGTATCCAAACCAAACCAAAATGAACCAACTCATCATAGCCCCGCCCATCGGCGAAACCCCATCCATCCACATCACGGAGGAGGGAGAGAATCGGAAAATGTATCTCCTGGCCGAATCGCAAGGAGTCAAAAGCGTCACGCTGGACACCCGGGACGAAGTAGTGATGTGCGCTGCTGAAATCAAGGCCCACATCACCGCTGTCGAAAAGACCCGCAAGGAAATCAAGGAGCCATTTCTTCAAATGGGCCGCGCAATCGACGACGCAGCCAAGTCTCACGTCAACGAGCTTGAGTCTGAGCTGAAACGCCTCAACAACCTCATCGGCTCATTCGAGGATGCCCGCCGCCGCGAGCAGGAAGCCCAGGAGCGCGCCCGCCGCGCCGAGGAGGCCCGACTTGCCGAGGAGCAAAGAAAAGCCCAGCAGGAGGCTGACAGGCTAGCGGAAGAGGCGCGCAAGAAAGCGGAGGCCGCAGCAGCCAAGGGCAAGGAGCTGACCCCAGCCCAGAGAGTCAAAGCTCTGGAGGATCAACTCCAAGCTGAGGAAGAGCAGGAGGCCCGCGAGCGTGAACTGCGCCGACTCGAAGAAGAGCGCATGACCGCACGCCAGCGCGCCGAAGAAGCGAAGCCCACGGGAGGAGCGCTCAGGGAGGAGATCGACATCGAGGTGACAGACATCCACGCTCTCTACAAGCACATGCCAGTCTGCGTAAAACTCACCCCCGACCTCGCCATGGTCAAAGCCATGATCAAAGCAGGACACGAACTCCCCGGAGTCAGCGCCACGAAGCGCCATGTGTTCGCAACCAGGAGCCGATAATTTCAATATGGCATACGAACAAAAACCAAACAGCGGATCGCTCTTTAAGAACGACCGGAAACGCGAAGGCAAGAACGACTCAGACTACGCAGGAAAGGGAGTAGTCGAAGGCAACGATGTGTGGATAGACGCTTGGATTAAAAACAATCCAAAGTCACCAGACCACGACCCAGACAAGCCAGTATTCATGTCCCTTTCATTCAGACCACGACAACCCAAAAACTAACTATGAACGAATCCAACGCCGACATCATGATACCACAGAACGAAATGCAATCCGAACGCAGGTTCGGCGCCAAGATAGCCTCCGCTCTTGCCGAGGCCCACAAACACATCGGAGCAGCCGTAAAGGGCGCAGCGAACCCATTCTTCAAGAGCAGCTACGCCAGCCTCGGTGATGTGCTTGCCGTCTGCAAGGAGCCGCTCGCCAGCAACGGGCTCAGCATCCTGCAACTGGTAGGCTCAGACACCAAGGGCACATACCTTGAGACCATCCTGCTTCACTCCAGCGGTGAGTCCATCTGCTCCACGCTGACCGTGACTCCCACCAAGGCCAATGACCTTCAGGCCCTCGGAAGTGCCATCACCTACTGCCGGCGCTATGCGCTGCAAGCTATGATGTGCATACCGTCCGTGGACGACGACGCCGAGTGGGCAGAGCGGGCCGCGCGCAATAGACCAGAGGACTACGCTGTATCCGCCCGCGACCTTGGGGCAATGCAGACCATCCTATCTCAGCACGAAAAAAACGCGATGGACGCCACCACAGAGGCAGAGCGCAAGAAGTATCAGGGTCTCGCGGCAGACATGCGCCAGAAGATTCAGGAGGCATGGGACAAGGAGAAGCCTGTAAGGGTTCTCGATGAGAACGATGGAGTGCAGCGGTCTCGCGCAGACTCGGCCAAGAGCGTCACGCCGAAGACATCTGCCCCACCCGACGAAATCCCAGGACTCGAAAACTGCAAGCTGGTCAAGGGCAGCGAGATTCCGCAGCCCCCGCCAAAACCAGCAGCCGAACTGCCATGGCCCGAGCATCTCATCGCCTGCATCAAGTCACCAGCCTACCGCGGAAAGCGTCTCGACTCCTTCAGCCGTGAGGAGATTGAAACTCTGCACAACAGCTATCAGAAGAAGGACCTCAAGGCATCCAGCCCAGACCTTCAGCACGAAGCCGCGCAGATCGCCAAGGCCCACGAACACTGGAGCAAAATCCAATGAAAACAGGACTCACCAAGAAAGCCGAGAGGCTGATCAAGCGGGAGGAGAAGAAGCGGGCGCGCAATGCCAAGCTGGAACTGGAAGCGTCCAAAAAGCTCGCCAGAGAGGCGCGCAAGGCTCAGCGCATCGCTGACCTGGAAGCCGGCATCCTCTTCAAGAAGGCCAACGGATACTGGGCGCTGCGCTACACCCTCGAAAAGAAAGAGGTCGTGGACTCGCTGAAAGAGCTCTCCGAGGAAAGAGCCAAGACGCTCGCTCCTCTCTGCATGAAATACATCCGCAGGACCGGGAAGCGTCTGGGCGACATTACGAAGTGCGTAGCTGACTACCAATGAAGCTTCCGTCACCAGCGGTCCTTAAATCCGCCATCACCATCATGCGAACGCTCGCCAACATCTTCGAGTCCATGCTCGACCAACCACAGGAAGACATGGTGATCGTTGATCCAGCCCCGAAGAGGAAAAGCACCCACAAGGCGACCATCGAAGAGATGCGCGCGTTCTGCAAGTCCATCGCTGTCGCAGAGTCAGACGGCGACTACTTCTTCCACAAGAACGAGGCCGAGAAATGGCCAAAGAACTGGCAGGCTAAGATCCGTTCATGGAAGTCATGCGGCTACCTCCCGAGTCAGAAGGCAGGAGTCACGCAGGCACCGAAACCAGCACCGAAGAAAGTCACGGTATGAGCCAACCCATCCAACCATTTATCCAAAAGCAGGAAGACGCAGCCATTGGCCTGATCTCCTGCATGAGGTCCGACCTCCTCCGCGCCGGGGCTCTCGCCAAGTCAGCAGGAATCACCGCTCACCACTTCGCCTCACCGCTCGACACCGTGTTCGTCTGTATGATGGGCATGTGGGCCGACAGCCAGGAGTTTGACTGGCTAGATCTCATCCAGAGAATGAGAACCCACGGAAAGCTCACACGGGACGGCGAGAAAGAGAGCCTCAAGGAAGCGATCTACGCCGACACGCTCATCCACACCGCCCCGTCTCACATCAACGCCCTACTGGAGTGCGCAGCAGCCCGCAGGATGCACGAGATTGGCTCCAGGCTTATGGCGAGAGCCTTCGACTTGTCCGAGCCCACCACGGAGCTCCTAGACGAGGTGCGTGACCAGCTCTCAGGAGTGACCACTCGCCCCGTAGAGAGCAAGACAGGGATCAAGGGGTTCGTGCAGGACGCGATCGCAGCCATCACCAGCAAGCTCAACGGAGACAATGAGGATCACGAAACCATCGAACTCGGACTCGGGCTCGATCGCGCTGCCGGCCCGTTCTGCCGCTCAGACCTGGTGATCATCGCCGGAGAAACCAAGCGCGGCAAGTCAGCCCTCGCCGGGAACATCGTGGAGAACGTAGCAGCAGCCGGAAAAGCCGTAGCCCTGTTCTCATTGGAGATGTCTGGTCGCCAAAACGCAGAGCGTATGCTCGCAAGTCAGGCTGGCGTGAACATCCGAAGCCTCAAGATGGACGGACCGATGCCACGCGACATCTTTGACAAGGGACCCAACGAATTTGAGCGACTCACAAAGGCAGCAGCGCGCATCGCACAGTGGAACATCCACGTCTTCGAGAAGACCAAAAAGATCGAGCACATCGTCGCAGAGATGCACCGCTTAAAAGCCACCACAGGACTCGACCTGGCCGTAGTGGACTATGCCCAGCTCGCAAAAGGAATCCGGAATGACGGAGACACCCGCGAGCGCGAGGTAGCCAGCATTTCAGGACTTCTCAAGGAAGCCGCAGGGGCCTGCAACTGCGTGGTCATCCTTCTGAGCCAACTCAGCGAGCAGGGGAAGCTCCGCGAGTCACGCGCGCTCGGTCAGGACGCCAACTGCGTGCTTGCAATCGAGGAGGAGGGGAATGGCCGCAAGATCAGCGTCATCGCCGCCCGCTCAGCACCAGGCAGTGAAATCCCAATCAAGTGGGAGCCTCAATACACACGATTCTCGGAGGCATCAGAATGAGCTACCTCGATAAAATCCGGGACGAGTTCATCGAGATGGTCTATGACTCATTGGAGGAGAAAGACCGAGGCCCGGGAACCCCGTTTGACGACTGGAAGAAGATGTTCAACCGGGTCGCATCCCACAAGCAAGCGGTCCCAGAGCTGGCATACCAGCAATGCGAAGAACTCTTTGCGAAACTACCACCACGGAAGAATAGTGCTCGACTTCCAGAGATCGAATTTACAGAGTAGGTGACATCACGCTGACAAGCATGAAATCCAAACCAACCAAATCCAAACTCACCATACCCGACCTGCTTACGGAGATAGTCCGTTCAATCACCAAGGGATCTGAGACACCGTTCGTGGAATACGACGAGGAGCAGCGCATCATCAGCTTCCGGGTCTCACCGCAGGACCACGGGCGCTGTGTAGGAAAGCAAGGCAACGTCATCGCCAGCATCTCTCGCATCATCTGGCTCGCCAGCGTCATTCAGGAGCTCAGCCCCATCGCTGTGAAGCTGCTGGAGCCTGATGGTCCACGGAAGATGAACGCCAGCCTGCCTGTCCTGTTCAATCCGAGGTGGAACCGGAAGGTAATCGGAAGGCTGGTTGAGGACATCATCGAATCCATCGTCCCGACCTCAGCCTGGATCATCGAGGAGAAGTCCGAGACCACAGCCACCGTCACCATCCGCATCGAGGAGTATCTCCAGCGCGCGCTGATGGATCCTCCGTTCGAGCTGTCCCTTTCCAACGTCCTCCGTGCCGCCGGCATGGCTCAGGGCGTGAACCTCAACCTCAAACTTGAATGGGCATAGATGAAGACCTTGCTGAAGAAAGAACACTGGATGGGATGCGAATTGTCCGAACAGGACGAGGCTGCTACCTTGCCCACAGTCAGTCCGAAACAGGAGTCGCCTACGCCGTCGATCTGTCGGCTCATGGCGGGCTTGGGCACTGCGAGTGCATGGACTTCATCGGGCGTCGATACAAGCGCTGGAAAGAGGTTCGCAAACCTTACGACTCCATGCGCTGTAAGCACATTCGCCGCGTTAGGAACCACGTCCTCGACCAGATAGTAAAGTTCTATGCCAAAGCTGAATAACTACCGCTGCCCAGGGTGCAAGTCCATCCAGCAGAGAATTTCAAAAGCAAAGACCATCCGCGGTTATTGCTCCATAGCACTGCGCAGTGTGGTGCTGAGGTTAGTAGCGGAGAAGAAAACCCAAACCAAACCAAATGGCCAAACCAAAAACAGAAGAAGTCTCGCCTGAATCGGAACACGCGACAGCGATCATCAACAAGACCACCGAAGAGCTCGCCCTGCTCCTCTCCCGTAATTGGGCAGACATCGGGGAGATGCTCAAGCAAGAGCAGGAGGTCTCCATCGCCACCAAGATCATCATCACCGACCGCAAGGCTGAATCCGGCGCCCAGGCCGACAAGGACAGCCGCATCAAAGTTGCGATCAGCTTCTCCAAGAAGTTCTCGGACTCTTGTGAGGCGGATCTACCAGACCCGAACCAGCTCGAAATCACACTGGAATGAAAACAGCTAAGCGCTCGGATCTCATGAAGTGGCTTTACGGGGCCTTCTGGAAGCTGCGCCGTCGCTGGCTCAGAATCAAGATTGTCCGAACGCCCCGCACAGTATCAGCAGAGGAGGCACATAGGATCATAATGCAGTCCGGATGTCAGAAGGACGGGCTTCTGTGCCTTAGCGCGAAGGTCACTTACCAGAACGTCCGAATTGAGGAGGAGTGGATGCCGCCCAAAAAAGGAGAGAGCTGGAACAAGGACATCTACCCCGAGATAAAGGAGAAGCCATGATCCCCGAAAGGTTGTCAGGCAAGGACTTCGAGAATCTCATTCTCTTCAGGGCTCACAAGCTCGAAGAGCAGGGGATTCTGACGATGGGACGATACGGAACCCAGGTGGTTATGATGAATGACGACCATGGCATACCAAGATGGCAGCCCATCCCGTCCCTGCCTGACTTCGAGGGAATCGTGTCTGGAACCGGACAGCAGATCATCATCGAAGCCAAGGTCTGCTCGCAGGCCAGCTACCCCATCCACCAGGCCGGCAAAGCGCACCCAAAGCAGTTCAGTCACATGCTCAAGCGCGCGGAGTTCGGAGCCCGGTGCTACCTCCTCCTGCACTTCAACGGCAGGGAGATGAAAACCAAGAGCGACCCATCCACCACATACGCCATCAAGGTTCACCCACATCTTCCACTCTGGAGGGAGCACGCAGCCGCGGAGCGTCTCTCCATCGGACGCAGTGAGGCCGACCTTTTCGGAACCCCGCTGGAGTGGACCCTATACTCAGACAGAGCCAGCAAGTTCACCCCGAACATCGCATCACTTATCCAATGAACACACCACACCCATACAGACAAGCCGCAGGGCGCATCGGATGCGCTGAATGTGGAAAACCGAGAACCCACATGAATCACCTCGGTCAAGGCGAGGACGAGCCAGAGCAGCCAGATGACGCGCAGCAGGACCCCATTGGCGATCTGCCGGTGAGTGTTCAGCCCGCCGCTCGTGAATACGCCCGCCAGCAGTCAGAGCAAGCAACCCGAGACGAATCCAGCTTCTCGATCACCAGCTCTGGCGGATACACCACCGTCCAGATCAAAGTCCTGGGAGAGGCTACCTACGAGCTTCTGCTCGCCGCCGCAGAGTTCAAGAAGGCGGCCCAACCAAAGGAGGAAGAGAAATGAGAGTCATCGTATCCAGAAGAATCGACTGCAACGACAAGATGGAGGAGAAGACCGTAGAGGCGGAAGTCGAGGAATCATTCTCAGAGATCCGTAGCGAAGAGCAGCGCGCGTCCGAAATGGCCCGCGCCCTCTTCGATAGTATGGAGCAAAAACCGGAGGAGAAAGCATGAGCACCAGAAAGAAGAAACCCAAGACCCTCTGCGAGGTATTCACTGAGGATGCAGAGACGCCGGGAACGAAAGCCTGGTTCGACAACGTGCGCGAGACCTACGGTAAGATGCTGAAGGTGGACGGATACGATGACTGCATCATCGGACTCACCACCCAGTTCAACACCACCACCATCCTCTACGACCGGGATAAGGTCATCCACAAGCTCGCAGCCGACTTCAGGAAGGCCGACAAGAAGCTCTCAAAATCACAAGCCTACGACGATGCATTGGATTACTACTCCTTTAACATCGAGGGCGCCTGGATGGGCAAGGAAACCCCGTCATTCTTCACCAAGTCATGAGCGCCTTCTCCTACGAAACAGCGCTCCCGAGACCAGAACTGGTGGCTGCCGCCGGGCTGCCGCGAGGGAGTGAAGTGAACATGGCCTTTATTGAGCGAACCAGAGAGCGGTCCTATCAGGTCATCATCGGAACGAAATTTAAGGTCGGCCTCATTCCCGAAGAGCGCTCGCAAAAACTACATAGGCTCTTCGACAAAGAGGTAGCCCTCATCAAGAAACTCGCAGAAGAACTACAATCATGAGCATCCTCGATCAACTGTTAGACGACATGAATCAGATGGTCAGGCGCATGAAGAAAAGAGGAGCCACCCCAGATACAATCAGAACGCGCCCGATGCCAAAGAGGACCATGGACGCATTTAAGAAACACGCCGAAAAACTCGGCCTCAAAGTAATTATCGAATCATGAACACCAAAGAACTACAACAACATCCCTACGGGGCACTATTCCCACACATGCCGGAGGAGGACTTCAAAGCCCTCTGCGCGGACATCAAGACATCAGGCTTCTCGGAGCTGCATCCAATCGTGCTCCACGATGGCATGGTGTTGGACGGATGGCATAGAAACCTGGCCTGCATCGCCACCGGCATCACGCCCACCTACGTCGAGTTCCGGGCTCCAGACATGGCGAACACTCCGCTGGAGTTTGTCATCCAGGAGAACCTGCACCGCAGGCACTTGGATGTCGGGCAACGGTGCATCGTCGGGGCTAAATACCTTGAGCTTACCCTTGAGCTTGAGGTCAAAACTGAGGGGGTCCGGAATTCCGGACCCTCGGAGAAGAAGCCATCCCAACAGAAGATCGACACGGCTGCCGAGGTCCTAAATGTGAGCCGCGACTCTGTGATTAAAGCCGCAGCGCTCATCAAGCAAGACCCGGAAGGCGCCCAGGAGGTCCTTGAGGGCAAGAAGTCACTCCACGCAGCCAAGACCGCAGCAGACGCTAAAAGCGAGGCACACGGGGCTGCTGTGAGGCGCATTGAGGCAGTCCTCGGTGACTCATGGACCAAGACCGTCAAACTCACCAACCGCGAGCTGGTGAAAATGTCCGGACTCATCCCCGAAGAAATGGAGCGCGTGAAAGCCTTCATCGAATCCGGATGGAAGCTGGATGCCGCGCTCGGTCATACCAGCACCACGCTCACTCCGGCCCACTCCTTCCGGGACGGCTTCCTCCGCGCCATGGAAAAAGGCAACAAGCACGTCGCCATCATGGAGGCCGAGAAAATGGAGTGGACAATCACAATCGAAGGGAAACCCATCACACCAAAAACAACAAAACAATGAAACTCATCTGCTCAACACTCACATCCATCGCATTCACCGCCGGAGGCACTCACCTCGGGATCAACAACCACTGGGCGCTCGCCACTCTCTGCCTAATCTGCGCAGTGGCCGTCTGGACCAACCAGAAGGGGTGATATGCTGCAAGGTCTAGTCCCAATAAAGCTAAGCGCGCTGGCGCAGTGGGAGCGCGTTGATTTCCGCGTGGATGTCAAACCTTCAGCGAAAAGCGTCCAGGATCAAAACGGAGTCGTAGTGAGTGTCGCTTACCAAAAGCCATACCTCTTCACGATGCCCGACAAGATCCCAGCCGTCGCGCTCCTGCCTCCCCCTCACTGCGGAGTGTGCAATAGGCCCGTCTCTAAGATCCAGGTTATCTGCACGCCAGATGGAGCCAGTATCGCAGTGAGTTGTCACGGTTACAACACCGGTAAATTCTTGTCCATCGAGTCGCTGATGGCGCAGGGAGCCGATGGGATCTACCTGCAAATGCTGTTTGCATTCAGCAACATAGGCGGATTCCAGAAGGCCGAGGACTACCAGGACTGGAAGGCCAAGCAGTTCGATGCCTGGAAGGCCATGGATGAACCCAAGGTCAACTTTGAAGTAAATGACATGAGAGATTTGTTCAGGGTGATGCAGGATCAGGAGGCTCTCAAGAAGTATGCCGGACCGATATACTCCGACACCTCCTCCATCTCAACCCCATACGCTCCAGACTGCTGCCTGTGCAAGAAGCCAGTGAGAGTGACTTCGCGGGAGGACTACTCCATGCGCAGGCACATCGTAGGATTCGAGTGCCACGGGCGACGGGAGGAACTCGCCGTGAACGAGGAGGAGCTTCTATATAGGGGAATCGAGCTTGGTAGATTCATCGCTAAATGCAGGCCATTCTTGTCTGACTTAAAGAAGCTCGAAGGCACCGAGGAGCCACTGAAGCAGAAGCCCAAGCCCCGGACCGGCCTCACCATCACCATCGGACAGGAAAGGGTCATCAACCTCGAATGAAACGAACTCCATTGAAGCGTCTCGGGAAGAAAGGTCTCGCATGGGAGAAGGTCCGCCGCGAGCTGAAGGTCAAGTTCCAGCGCGCCGGGATCACCACTTGCGAGATCAAGGGTCGTGGCTGCTGGTATGACAATGGACTCGGATTCGCCCACGCGAAAAAGCGCCGCAACCTTGGCCCCGGAGAGCTGTCAGTTGTGGCGCTTGCTTGCTGCGTCTGTCATGACCGAATTGAAATCCTGCCCGAGCAGGAGATGGCGGAGATCGTCATGCGAATTATTGACTCACGGAAAGCTCCAGTGTAGATTCACATAGCCAGTTCACCGTGCTCGCCGAGGAGTATTGTTTCAGCTCCTTTCTTGGGGTTCTTGCAGGCCCCGGCTAACGGGAAAGCAAACTGCCGCGCAGGAGGAGAGATCCCCCTGCGCGGCTTTGTTTGCCCTCCTAGTCTTCGCGGAGCTTCGAGAAGTCGAAGCCACCATCATCATCGCTGAGAATCCCTTTGATATACTCGACGATCTCTGGCCTCATCCCCAGCTCATACTCCTTCTGGAGATACTGAACGAAGGCCCAGAGCGCTTCGGCTGTGGTCTTCTCGACCGCATCTCCAGAGCGGATTCCCCGGATGTGCGCCTCGTATGCAGCCCTCTGCCATAGCGGTAGCGGACCGCCCGATAGCGTGGCCAGCTTCACCATGTTCATTTTACCGATCATGAATTTGCAGAACACACTTGCGCCACGGTGATTCTCATCTATCGCCCGGGTGATGGCGACCTGCTCGGACTCCCACTCGTCCAGGTCTTCTGGACTGTTCATTATGTGCATCGGCTATTTCCTTTCTACGTTGTTCGGTCTCGGATACTTCACCGGCCCGTTGAATGCAACGAGCGACTCAAACAGGTAGGGTATCCGCGCGTTCCTGCGCTTGTTCTGCTTTCTGAACCAGCGCCATGGTAGGAGTTTGTTCCTCATATCAAGGAACGCACCTCGTCAATGTCCACCACATCCCTGGACCCCAGGTATGCTGCGTCAGTGAGGTAGGCCCGGGGAATTGCCTGATACAGCCCCTCGTCCTTCTCAAGCCTGACGATTACCGCACCGCCAGTCCACACGCCTTTCTTTTCCTCATATTCCTTCACGGCCCTGGCGGCCGAGAAGAACTGCCGAATCGTGAGGCAGGGTGCATCGGCTGGCGAAGGCGGATGTTGGATCGCTATGCTCCCATCATCCCCAATGGACTCTGGTAGCTGATCGTCGCAATCCTCATTGTCAGGAACCCCGGCGAACCGGAGCGCTCCCTTGACCCGTCTTTCGATGTCCAGCGGAAGGGCGTATTCACCACCCATCCCGTTATCGTCGCAGTCCGCATCGCGAACCACAACCAGTGCATCTACGAGCAGGTTTTTCTCCTCCTCCATCTTCTCAATGCGCCGCTTCTTCTCATTCACCGCATCGCACAGTTCCGCGATCTCCCTGTCTTTCTCGGCCAAGTAGATCACCATTCCGCCCTCCAGTGTCTCAATGCGCCGGTAGAGGGCGCCGACGATCTCCTCGGTGATGCCGTTCTTGTGGTCGCACATGATCTCCTCAAGCAGCCGCGCCTCATGCTCTCCCAGCCCGCAATCATCTGCGATTTCTTTGGTTGTCTTCATTACTTTCCTCCTCTCTCTATCTGCAGCACCACCGCCACGTCATAGGCGGCGGAGTCTTCCAACACATCGGCCAGGCATGACTGGATAAGCCTGCGCGTATCCAGATGACTGAACGAAGTGGTGTCGTCCTGGGCCTCCAGGGCTCCCACTACAGACTCCAGATACCGGCTCATCGCTTTGAGCGACAGTATCAGGGTCTTCTTCCGCAACTTGGTCATGTCTCTTGCACTCATTTATTCTCCTTTCTCCCCGCTTACAAACGGGAATACTTCCTTCATCTCTTCAATGGTCAGCTTGTGCGCCTTCCAGTCGTGCATATCAGAGTCCATCATCTCATGGGCCTCTAGCGCTCCAACCAGGTCGGCATAGGCACACCGAATTGCCAGCATTTGTTTATCGCTCATTGACGTTCCTCCATGTATTCCTTCACGGACTTAATCAGGTCCGCATCCTCTGAGTCCTCGAGCAGCTCCACTGGGAGTTCACCCAATGCCGGCTCTCCGACTGCAAGCTGGTCCTGGTCCACTACGACCGAACGGATGACCTTGCTCGCATCATACTTCTCGAACACGTTCATCACGCATCCGCCTTCGACTACTATCACGATGATCATGGTTATTTCCCTCCCTTTATCCGCTTCACATGCGGCTCTACATGGGTCTGGTAGAACTTGCCTACCGCCTTCACGGCGCCCGCCACTTTATCGACGGTCTCCGAGAAGTCGTCCGCCGCTAACTGCACTTTGCTGAGCTCGCGCTTTTTGCGCACGCGCTTCAGCTTCACTGGTGGCACGATGGCCACTTGGTTTTGTTTCTTCATGTTATTTCCCTTTCACTTTCTTTGGCTTCTCCGCCCCTATCTCGGTGTGCATATACACCATTTCCTGATCACACTTCTCGCACACTGGAGTCCCGCACTCGGCGAGTCTCTTCGGGTGGATTCCCGCGTAGGTATCCACGTCTCCGCAACTGCATTTGAAGGCCAGGAAAACCCGGCTTTCTTCTATGATGTTCGGCTTGCTCATTTTGATCCTTTCTTTTTCTCTTTCTCAATGGCCACAGAGAGCTTGATCAGCTCGCTGGCCAGGTCTCTCATTTCCTTGGGCGTGAGGTAGGCGCAGGCCCACATCTCGCTGCTCGCAACCGGGGTTTTCAATACCCCGTGAAGCGAGCCCATCCCATCGCTGGCAGTGAGTCCGACCTTATCGCAGCCGAACTCTCTGTAGTAGTCCATTGGGTCGCTCATTGTGGTAGGGCTGGAAGCCTCTCAACCTCATCGGTGACGACAATCATTGCCATGCAGCGACTGCCACCCTTCTCGAATAGCCCATAGACCGGGTAGTGCCCGTCTCCGTATGCTGTGGAGGCGACCACCCCGGCGCCGCCGTGGCCCATCTTGAAGTCAAGCTGCCCATTCTCGCCTTCGGTATCCGATAGCGTGACGGAGCAGCATCCCCTGTAGGAGAACTCACGCAGCGGGGGTGGCTGCGGTAGTTTCACCCAATCTTTGTCAGCTACGTGCTGATTGGGTGTTTTCCCTGACGGAAGAACGACTTCGTAGTGTCCGAAGATTGTGATCCCATCTTTCTTCGCTCCAGATAGCGACAGGGTGAACTTCCGTCCATCCTTGTCCACGTATATGTCCCGAGGCACCGGATTATCCCCGGACTCTTTCCACTCCGACTCAATGTAGCACGGGTCGCAAATCAGCAGTTGCCCGCTGTCCACTCCGCAGTGCCCTATCAGTTTCCATTCAAGCTTCATTATTTTACCTCCGTGACCCGGTAATCCTCCGGGTCGTATTTGTCCACCATGTCGCCAGCATCCACTGCTTCGTGCTGGTCCTTGATGAACTCGTCAATGGCCGCCTGCGCGGCTTCCCTTGTGGAAAACCGGCAGGGGCGCTCCTTGTCCGAGTCTGGATCGGTCTCTGTCCAGCCAGCATCATCCCACCCGTAGGTGAAGTTCATTTCGATTTTGAACATGGATTACTCCAGAACGATACTGCGGTCCCCGACATTCACCAGCAGCTTGCTGAGTGATGCCTTGGCCGTCTCCATCTGTTTGCGCACTTTCTCGCGCAGGGCTTCATCACCCTTGCTGCCGGCGCTGAGCTTGTCGAGGTTCACTCCCTCGACCATGCCCTTGAGCTTCTCGACTTCCTTCTGGAGAGCGCCATCGCCCCACAGATTGCGGTCGGAGAACGTCTCCAGATACTCCATGATCTTCGTCACCGAAGACGCATGGAACTTCTTCTTGGAGCCGTCCGCGCCCGGCGTCAGGCTCTCTGCGAGCCCGGACACCAGATCGGCAATGGTCTCGCGCATGAGAGCAATACCCTCGCGCTTGACCTCTGCCAGTGCGTTGACCATATCTGCCTGCTCTGCTTTCAGTGCAGCTTCACCCACTTGCTCCTTGAGGAGCTCCTCGGATACGAACCCGAGGATCGTGGTCTTGAAGGTGAACAGCGCTGCAAGGGCCTCAG